ATGAAAATTCAAGCATTGGGCCCGCTGACCGGTGCATCCGGCGAGCGCGAAAAGGGCGATATCTTCGAAGTGAAGAAGGAACACGGCGAAGGCCTGATCGCCCGCGGCTACGCGATCGAGATCAAGGAAGATGCGGCCCAGGAAAAAACAGCCAAGGCCCAGGCCAAGGAGTAGGCCATGGCCCGCCGCTCAAAGATGCGCGGCGATATCCGCCTACGGCGAACGTTGCGCAACATCCACAAGACCATGGACAACGAATTGGCCCCGGCCATGCGCCATGCTGCCGAGCGGGTGCTGGCCACGCAGCAACAGCTGATGCCCAAGGATACGGGCGCTGCCGCCGCCGCGCTGAAGATCTACGTCGCGCCCAGCGGCCTTGATGCGCAGATCGGGATCAGGGGCAAGCGCGACAATCGCAAGTTCTTTTACCTGCGCTTCATCGAGTACGGCACCAAGGGCTACATCGGCGGCAAGCGAGCCGGGAACCGAAACCGGCGTGCGACCAACAAGAGCGACGGTACGCATTTCTTCGGAAAGTACCCGGACATTCCGGCCAGGCCGGCGCATCCGTGGCTACGCCCCTCCATCAACGTGAACCGTGAGTACGTAATGGCTGACATCGAGACGGCCGTTCGCCGCACGCTGCGCAAGGCAAGCCAGGGGGTGGGCAATGGCTGATCCCTCGGTATCGCTCCAAGAGGCCATTTTTGCCAGGCTGCAGGCCGAAGTAAGCTGCCCGGTCTACGACGGTGCCCCCATGGACGCCGACATGCCCTATGTGTCGATCGACCGCGAGGTCTCAGTCAACGTCAGCCCGATATCAGGCCGTAAGCGCGAGCAGCGCCTGCTGTACCTGTCGGTCTGGTCAGACACGGTTGGCCAGGCAGAGGTGAAACGCATCAACGGGGAGGTCATTGCCGCCCTGGACGAGCGCCCGCTGCCGCTGAGCGTCGGCAGGGCTGTCTCTGTGCGCGTTATCCAGTCGGACGCCCAGCGTGACGCTGACGGGGTTACCTACCAGGGTTCGATCACCGTCCGCGTCATCACCACCCACTGATCCACCTATCGGCCGCACCGCGGCTTTATCCAATGTGCCTTTGGAGGACCCCCCATGGCCGAAGACAACCTGAACACCGCTGCTGGCTGCCGTTTCTGGCTTGGCGGCAAAACCGGCGCTGACACCCAGACCCAATACGAAGCCGACACCTATGTCGAGGTAGGCGAAATTGAAGACCTGGGCGAGTTCGGCGACACATTCAGCAGCGTGACTTTCACGTCGCTGAAGAACGGCCGCGTGCGTAAGTACAAGGGCACCGCTGATGCTGGTGACCTGACGCTGACCGTAGGGCTGGACAACGGCGATGCCGGTCAGAAGGCGGTGAAGGTCGCTCACAAGGACCGTAGCAAGGGCGACTACAACATCAAGATCACTCTCAACGACGGTGATCCTAGCGCCACTCCAGCGCTCAAGCCGACCACGTTCTACATGCGAGGGAAGGTGATGAACAACACCGTTGCACCAGGTGCCGCCGACAACGTCGTGCGCCGCAACATCACCATCGGCATCAACTCCGACATTCTTGAGCTGCTGCCAGCACCGGTTACCCCGTAATCGCCCGGGGCTTCGGCCCCGACAACACTGGACCTTATCCATGAACAACACCTTGCACGGCATCATGACCGTGAAGCTGGGCGACGAGGAATTCACCCTGCAGCCAACCCTGAAGGCGGTGCGTGCGATCGAGAGCCGCTTTGGCGGCCTGCGCGGGGCATCTGGGGCCTTGCATGCGGTTGGCGTAGATGCGGTGGCTTTCATCATCGCCGCTGGCGCCGGTCTGGAAGGGAAGGCTGCCGAAGCGCTGCCCGAAAAGGTCTGGCAGGAAGGCGTGGCCGGGCTGACACCGGTAGTCACCAAGTACCTTGGCGCTCTCTACAATCCGCGAGGCGGTGACCCGGGAAACGACCAAGCCGGGACGGCGTAAGCGCTGTCGAGGACGGCAGCTACGTCGACCGGCTGTATGGAATTGCCACCGGCTGGCTGGGCTGGGCACCCACCGTGGCCTGGTCTACGCCTCTCCCGGAGCTGTTCATCGCCATGGATGCCAGGATTGAATGGGCTCAGATGACCAACCCATTCGGTAGCGGGAAGAAGCAAGGGGTGAAGGAGAAGCCTAGCGCTTCGAATGTGGCCGACAAGCTGAGGATGGCGTTGACAGGTAGAAAAGCGAAGTGATCAGTTGGCTGACTTTGGTACCCTTCGCATTTTGAAAGGGAGACTGTCATGCGTGAATGGATTTGTGCTGGGGCCTTACTGATCCTGGCGGGCTGCAGTGCGGGTGATTCTGATCCTAAAACTGCTTCAGGCTCCTCAGGGATTATTGATGAATGGATTCTTGCGGACTATCCGGATAACTCCATAGTCATTGGTAGCGACAAATCTGATCCTACATATGGAAAGCTCAGGGATGTAATACCGCGAGTCAATAAAGAGAAGAACGAGGCTGCTCATCTAATTGCGGCCAAGTGTAAGCACGTTGTAAATGTTTTGTTCTTGCGCCGTGAGAGTACCATCGAGGAATTGAAGTTCATAGTTGACTGCGAGGGCGGAGAGCGTTATGAACTCACAAGCTCTGATCTGGCTAAAGGAGGCGGTGTCAAATCGAATTCTGATAAGTCTATCGGAAGGTCTGAAGCGATCCAAAGGTGCAAGAACTTGGTGAGTGGTAAGCGACTAACAGATCGCTCATTGAGTTTCCATGAGTTGTCAGATTCCAGCTACTACAAGGCCCCGAATGGCAATGTTAGGCTAGTTCTTGGGTTTGACGAAGAAAGCATAGGTGGCGCGAAGAAAAACTGGCGTGCCGCCTGTACGTTTGATACTGCATGGAAGGGTGATGTGACCATTAACCCTAACTAATAAATCAGAGGTTATAAGCCTGGCGGTTGCCAGGCTTTTTTATTGGGTGGAGAGATGGCTGACCAACAAGTTCAAGGCATGCTTGTCCAGATCGAGGCAACTACCGCACAACTGCGCCGCGAGCTAGCAAGCGCAGATCAGTTGGTGGCAAAGACTAGTCAGTCGATTGACCGCAACTTGGCCACTGTTGATTCCGCTTTTGACCGAGCAGGAGCGGCAGCCCAAGGCGCGGGAACGCTCATGCGTGGTGCCTTTGCAGCGGTTGCCGGGGCCGGTCTGATTGGTGGAATTATCAAGCAGGTTGATGCCTACGGGCAGATGTCTGACCGGATGAGGGCGGCCGCATGGAGTGCTGGCGAGTTCCAAATGGTGCAAGAGCACCTGATGCAAACCGCCCAAGAAACATATCGCCCGCTGGCTGAGGCTCAGGAGCTCTACATTCGCACTGCAGATGTGATGCGAAGCCTTGGCTTCAACACCCAGCAAACACTCGATATTACCGACAGTTTCAGCTTCCTCCTCGTGACAAATGCTGCGGCCGCTGACAAAGCCGGGTCTGCTCTAGATGCTTACTCAAAAGCGCTGCAGACAGGCAAGGTGGAAGTTGACGGCTGGCAGTCGATCCAAGCAGCAATGCCGACCATCGTTGATGCGATAGCCTCCGCGACAGGCAAGAGCGCTCAGGAGGTACGTAAGCTTGGCAATGAGGGCAAGCTTGCTCTTGATCACATCAATCTCGGCCTACTGAAATCCGTTGAGGTCAACCGCAAAGCAGCTGCGGATATGTCCACAAGTGTTCAGGATGCTCTGAATAACATCGGCAATGCCGCTGGAGAATTTCTCGGCAAGCTCGAAGATCAAACTGGCGCGGTCGCAACCCTATCCAAGTTCCTGATAGTTCTGGCTGAGAACGTCGATCTGGTGGCTGCGGCAATGGCTGGGGCTGGCGCTGCGGCATTGACCACGTATGCCGCCAAAGCTTACGCGGCAGTGGCCGCGACGCTTGCCCAGCACAAGGCTGCGCTGCAGGGCGCGAGATCGGCGCTCGTGGCAGCTGAAGCACAGCGAGTCTTCGCCCAAGCGCAGCTCCATGAAGCCCAAGCATCCGTGGCAGCCGCAACCGGCCTGCAGCGGCTTTCGCTTGTCCAGACTCAGCTGATCCCTCGGCAGGCCGCGCTCAAGGCGTCCACCGATGCGCTGGCGATCGCCCAGACCAACCTTATTCGAGCGTCAACCGGCGGACTGCTAGCGGCACTCGGCGGGCCGATGGGCCTGGCACTCATGGCCGGCACCGCCGCGGCGAGCTTCCTGCTGCTGAGAGACAATGCAGACAAGGCCGGGGTCAGCCTCGACGAGCTGCAGAAGCCAGTCGCCCAGCTGCGCGAAGAGTTCGCCAAGCTCAACAAGGACCAGCGCGAAGCCTCGCTGGTCAAGTGGCAGCAGGAGCAGATCACCTCAACTGACAAGGTCAAAGACGCTTATGGCGATCTGGCACAGTCGATCCGCACTGCCACCGTTACCGCACCTGTTCGCGATTCAGGCGGGCAGTACAACAGGCAATTGGCCGATTACCAGTCGGTTATTGACCGATTGAATGAGGCGCGTGCCAGTGGAGAGGGACTGTCGCCCATCCTTCAGGAAGTCGGCAAGCGTTTGCAACTGCCAGCGGGAACTGTCCAGCAATGGATCACTCAGGCCGGCGCCGTCAGTGATGCTGATCAGCGATCGGCAATGATCGCCAATACGCTGCGTGTACTCACCAGCGTTACCGAGCAGAACACCGCCTCAACCCACGAAAACAACGCCGCCAAGGCGGGTATGAGCACCGCCGGGCAGACATACCTTGAGACGCTGCAAAAGCAGCTCGCAGGCCTCCAGGACAATGGCGATGCGATCAAGATCGTAAACCGGTACCTTGGCGAACATACCGATCTTACTGAAGCTGACCGTCAGGCAGCCATTTCTGTCGCGAACGCCATAGAAGCACAGAAAAAGGCGAATCAAGGCGCCAAGCAAGTTACGAAGGAAGCAACCTCAGCACAGACGAAGCTGAATCAGCAGCTCAAAGAGGCGGAAACGGCTTTCCAACAGTTGAAGAAGGTCTACGACCCCGTCGGGGCGGCAGCCGATGAATTCAAGAAACAGACCCAGGCACTCGACCTGCTTTTGTCAAAGAAAAAGATCACTACCGGCGAGTATGGCAAGGCGCTTGGTGCTCTGGCCGAGCAGTTCAATAATACCGTACGTGCCTCTACCAGCCTGTCCCAGGCGATGAAGTATCAAGCAGATCTTGAGCGTCAGATTGCATTGGCTAGCCAGCAGGGAGATGCCGCTGCAGCTGCGATCGGTATGGGCGATAAGCGCGCAGGTCGGGCTCAGTCCAGGCTGGCGCTCGAGCAAGAGAACAACAGCAAAATTCTGTCCCTGCGCGACGAGCTTGCCACGGCCTCGAGCGAGAAACAGCGACAGGAGCTCGAAAAGCAAATTGAACTGCGGCGGGAGTACGGCGCGAAGCTGGTACAAATCCAGGAGGAGACGTTTACCAAGATCGATGCTGCCCAGTCGGACTGGGGGAACGGAGCAGCCGCGGCTTTCGAGAACTACCTCGACAGCGCCGCCGATGTCGCTGGCCAGACTCAGGATCTGTTTACCAATGCGTTCGGCAACCTGGAAGATGGCATTGTGCAGTTCATCAAGACTGGCAAGGCGTCGTTCAAGGACTTCGCGGACGCGATCATCGAAGACTTGATCCGAATCCAGGTGCGCCAAGCTGCTGCAGGCTTTTTGAGCAACGCATTTGGCTTTATGAGCGGGGGCACCCAAGCCTTAGGGCAGGGCACGATGAGTGGATACAGCCAGGGTTCATTTGTGGCCAATGCAAAGGGCGGGGTGTATGACTCGCCAAGCCTGTCTGCTTTCTCCGGCGGCGTGTACGACAGCCCGCAAATGTTCGCCTTCGCCAAGGGCGCGGGAGTTTTCGCAGAGGCCGGGCCAGAAGCAATTTTGCCCCTGCACCGGGGCCCGGACGGTTCGCTTGGTGTAATGGCCGCAGGCGCTGGTGGAGACACGGGCGCACCATCGATCACCTTTGGGGGCATCACTCAACACATCCGGGTCGGGGGGCAAGCAGACGCCGCCACGCTCGCCGACGTTCGGCGCGCAGCCGAGCAGGGTGCACGGGATGGCTACGACCTGATGCTGCGTGACTTCAAAACGAACGGCGCCGGCCGGCAGATGCTGCGTCGAACCTAACAACTCATGCCAGCTCTGGCAGGCACTTTCGGAGTTATCCAATGGCGGAGGAATGGCCCGAGGACCTTGAGCCCACTGAGGTCACCTGGGGCGTCGTTTACAACAATCGGGCTTTCACCTCTTCACTCAATAATGCCCAGCAAATCGCCTCGCACCCTGGCGCCTATTGGGTCTGCACCCTGACATTTGGCGTGCTGTATGAGGAAGATGAACGAGAGCTGACATCGCTCCTTGGCCGTCTACAGGGGATGTTCGGAACCGTCAACGTGCCTTCGATCACGAGGATAAGGACTGACGACATAGGATCGCCAGTTGTGGCGGCGGCCGTTGCGCAATCCACCAGCTTGCAGTTGCGCAACATGCGACCAGGCATCAGGGTTTTCAGCCGAGGCGATCACATCACCATCCTGGGCGAGATGTTTGAGGTGGTGGAGCACGCTGCTACAGATGGCAGCGGTTCTGCAGTGATTCGCGTCAACAAGCGAGTGCGCAGAGGTTTCGCACCCGGCAGCCCGGTTGAGTATCGAAACCCCTACTGCGAGATGAGGAGAGCGGACGACACCAATCAATGGACTGTTCAGCCGGTGATATCGAATGGCAGCTACCAGTTTCGAGAGGCTTTCTGATGCCCACATCATTTCCATTCAGTCAGAGCGTGGTGGACATCATCGCATCTGGACGATTCATGACCGTTTATGCCTGCCAACTCGACTTCGCTGATGGACCTGTATATGCCCATACCGGCACTGGTGAGTTGGTGATCGACGGGATTACGTATCTCGGTGTTGGTCAATTTGGTCAGGTAGGCCAATCACAAGAGAGCGACAACTCAGGCTCACCTACCGCTGTTGACCTAACGCTCAACGGCCTGGATGCCTACATCATCAGCGAAACAAACATTCGGGGCTGTCGCGGACGTTCTGGAAAACTGTTGTTCGTCGTTTTCGACGAAGACGGCAACTACGCCGTCGACATACTTTTCTCAGGGCGTATGGACGCAGCCACCTTCTCGTATGCGGGTAACGGCGAGGACGGCAACAAAATCACTGTGCCGATCGTGGACCGCATGGCCGAATGGAGCCGTACCGGTACCGAGCGCTTCACTGACGAGAATCATCGTGCACGCCACCAGGGAGACCGGTTTTTCTACGCCGTCGCCCAACTGTCCGAGTGGCCCATCTACTGGGGGTCGAGCAAGGACGCCCCGACCTTTGCCTATGAGAAATAGCTATGCGCCACAGAGATTGGACGATACGTCTCAGTGAAGTGATCAAGGCCGCCAGAGAGCGGCCTTTTTCATGGGGCGAGTTTGACTGCTGCCTGTTTGCAGCGGATTGCGCTGTTGCGGTGTGCGGAACCGACCCCGCTCAAGCATACCGCGGCACCTACAAGACTGAAGCCGGTGCAAAGCGGGCTTTACGGAAGACTCACGGTAGCCTGGAGGCGGCCTGGGATGCGTGTTTTGTCCGGGTATCCCCTGCGTTCATCCAGCGCGGAGACATCGCGATGTATGAGGCGCCAGGTGGCAAGTCCATGGCGGTTTTCTGGGCGAACGAATTTTGGGCGACGACCGAAGATGGCGTGCACCGCGTGGTGTGTGAGCCGACAGCTGTGTGGAGGGTGGAATAGATGAGCGGTGGCGTAAAAAAACTTGCTCAGGTTGTTGTCGGCGCCGTCATTGGCTTCGTTCAGGGTGGACCCGTAGGTGCGGTGATCGGTGCGGGCCTAGCATTCTACGCAGCTGAGCAACAGGAAAAGCTCAACACGAAGTCGCCGCTGCGCGACAACGAACCGTCTGCTCAAACCGTTCGTTCTTCCAAGGCGCCTGTTCGGTTCATCCTCGGGCGCGTCAGCACTGGCGGGGTCCTGGTCTGGGCCCAGGAGGAGCGCGGGGCGCAAACGACCGGCGAATGGCTGCACCTAGTATATGTGCTCTGTGAAGGCGCCATTGATGAGCTGGAGTACATCTACCTCGGTGAAGAGCTCATCGGGAGCTATGGTGCAGATGCCTCGTATGAGCTGGTCGTCAATCCCACCCAGGTAAACACTTTCCTCAAGGAAAACTGCCCTGATTGGAAGGATACGCAAATTGGCCGCGGGCTGTCGTATGTGCGGATCTCGCTCCGCTACAGTGCAGAAAAATTCCCATCCGGCATTCCCGATGCGCGTTTTGTCGTGCGTGGGCGGAATGACATCTACGATCCGCGAACGGGCAGATCGGGCTGGACCGAGAACACGGCTCTCCACCTGCTGTGGTTTCTCCGCACGCGGTGCGGGGTGCCTGATGATGAGATCGTGTTTGAGACATTCGCAAGCGGTGCCAACGTCTGTAACGAATCGGTGCAAAACCCGGACGGGAGCTCAAGCCCTCGGTACCGCAGCGGCTGTGTGATCGGCGCCGATGAGCAGCGCACCAACGTGCTGCAGAAGCTCGAGGCGGCCTGTGCGGGCAAGCTGATCAGAGTCGGTGGCCGCTGGATGTTCCAGGCAGGCGCCTATTACGGGCCGTATGACTTCGAAATCACCGAAGACATGGTGATTGGGACCATTACCGGCAACACCGAAGCGACCAATGATGCCGCCATCAACACGATTCGCGGTACGTTCGTTGATCCCCTGCAGTCGTGGACCGAGACCGACTATCCCGAAGTCTCTGTTGCTCAATGGGTTGAGGAAGACGGGGGCGAGGCAGCAGAAACGCTGTCATTCTCCTATGTCAGCGACCCTTACCAGGCCCAGCGCCTAGCAAACATCGAGCTCCGTAGGCGTCGGTCGGGTGGCGCGCTGAATATCCCGCTTAATTTGGCTGGCTACAACTGCCGGCCCGGTCGGGCTGTGCGCGTTAACTTGCCATCGCTGAATATTCTCGGCGAGTTCATGGTTACCAACTGGTCCATGGGTACTAGCGAGGGCTGTACAGCGTCTGTGCAGGCCTATGAGGCTGCCATCTTTGATGACGCCGTTGGCAAGCCCTATAACCCTATTGGCTTCATCAAGCTGCCTGCTGGCGGCCTCGGTAGCCCAACGAACCTTCGTTGGGATGTAGAGGACGCAGCAGAGATAAGCCAGGGCGTGCTGAGCTGGGATCGGCCTGCAGGAATCGTTTCGGGCTTCGCTGTAACCGTGCGACAAGCGGGCGCTGCGGTGCAGGCGCTGCAAGTGCCAGAGACCACGACTCGAATGCCGATCTCTGGCCTGACATCCGGCAGCTACACCATGGGCGTTTCTGCCCTAGGCCCGCTCGCACGCTCAGGCGAAGCGACCATTACAGTTGATGTGAATGGCCCGCCAATGCCTGAAACCTGCGCTGTGCAGGCGACGATTGATACGATCACTCTTATCCCCGGCAATACTCTGCATGGCCTCAATGGCGGCACCTATGAATATTTCTGGTCGCCAGATCCAGCCGCCACGCAGGGCGAGTTCCTTGGGCGAGGGCTGAGCATCACCCACACCGGTCTGTCATTCGCCAAGAGCTATGCCTACTTCGTCCGCTCCAAGAATGCCTACGGCGTGAGCGCCTTCCTCAAGGTTGTCGCAGCGACCTCTATGGATGTGGGAGCCATCTTGGAAGGCATTAAGGGCAAGATCACCGGGAGCGAGCTGGGCAAGGAACTCACCAGCCGCATTGACTTGATCGACAAGAACGGCCCTGGCTCGGTGAACGAGCGGGTAGGGGCGGCGAAGACCGAGCTGGCCAAGCAAATCAGCGACGTGAACAACGCTCTTGGCACCGTGAAGGGCAACCTCGAGCAGCAGATCACGGCCGTCAGTGCGGACGTTTCCGCCGCCAAGACGGATCTGCAGCAGCAGATCGCCAACGTCTCGGCTTTGGCCGGCTCCCTGCCGTATCGCAAGGACAAGGCCTACAGCGTGGGCCAAAGCGCCCTGGGCAGTGATGGCAAGCTATACCAGGCCCTGAAAGCCGTGCCGCTGAACACGCCACCGCCAAACACCACGTACTGGACGGACGTGGGGCAGGCAGTGGTTACGGCCAACGGTATGGCCGCGCGGGTGTCGAAGGTCGAAACCGATGTGTCGACGCTGGACGGGAAGGTGACTGCGCAGGCATCGCAGATCAGCGGGCTGCAAGCTGGCCTATCCACGACCAACGACAACGTGACCAAGAAAGCCGACGCATCTGCAGTGAGTAGCCTGGGCCTGCGCGTATCGGATGCCGAGGGCAAACTGTCGTCGCAAGCCACCCGCATGGACGGCATGCAGACCAGCATCGACGGCAAGGCCAGCTCGCAGGCGCTGCAGCAGGTCACCAGCCGCGTGACGGCGACCGAGGACAAGGACAAGGCCCAAGATCAGCTCATCAGCTCGCAAAGCCAGGCGCTCACCTCGCTGACCGACAGCGTGAGCAAGAAAGCCGAAGCCTCCACTGTCACGCAGCTGGCCAATGACGTTAAGGCCCAGGGCAATACGCTGTCGGCGCAAGGCTCCTCGCTAACCAAGATCGAAGCGAGCCTGCCATCTATCAGTGGCGAGAACCTGTTGGCCAACAGCTCGTTCGAGGAGGTCATTGCCGATGGCACTCGGCCCCGGCACTGGGCAATATCGGGCGCCGCTGCGCGGGCCTTCGTGTCTTCACCTTTGACCAGCAGCCTCAATGCTTTGCGCATCAGCGCAACCGTCGGCGCCGGAAGCTACATCGAGGTGGTGTCGAGTCCGGCCGATGGTCGTACACGGGTCAAAGTTACGGCCGGGGTCACGTATACGCTGAGCGTCTATGCGCGCGGATCAGGAGCGCCAGGCTTCTTGCGGATGTATCTGCAATTTCTTGATGCTGCTGGCGCAGTTCTGTCAGCGCCCGCCACCTCTGACAAGCCGGTGCTGGGTGAGAACTTCACTCGTTACACGCTTACGGGCACTGCCCCGGCCAACGCCACACAGGTAAATGTCTACGCCTGTCGTCTATTCAACGACTCGAGCTCCGCCGCTAACATCTGGGCAGAGGTCGACAATGTGCAGCTACAGGAGGGTGGGCTGGCTACGGCTTATCATCCGTCGATCCTGGCGGCGGCCGATGCGTCAGCCGAGGCCGTTACCAGCTTGGGCGCTCGCGTCGAGAAGAACGAGCAGGGGCTCAAGTCTACGGGCGAGCAAATCACAAGGCTCACTAGCAGTCTGGTTATCACTGACGGTAACGTCGACAAGGCGCAGAAGGCCGCCCAGGATGCTTATGGGCTTGCCGACGGCAAGGGCAAGGTCATCGTCCAGTCCGCAGCGCCCGCTGTTGCCGACCGCCTCCCACAAAATCTGTGGATCGATACCACTGGCAATGCCAACACCCCGAAACGCTGGACAGGTTCGACCTGGCTTGCCGTCACGGACAAAGTAGCCACCGATGCGGCTGCTGCTGCACAGAACGCTTTGAATCAGTTGGGCGGCAAGGCTGACGTAAGCGCGCTGGCCAACCTGGGCAGCACGGTCGAGCAGCACGGTAAGGACATTACCGCCGCTGGGCAGTCGATAACTCGCATTGACGCCTCGATAGCCTCATCAGGTTCCGAAAACCTGTTGTTCAACCCATCCTTCGATATTGCGTCGGCGAGCAACCCTGGCCTTGCAGACGGCTGGGGCTGGCGCAAAACAGCGACTGTTGTGGTGACGCCTTCGCTACGCGACGCTGATCTTGGTGCAGAAGGCAAGTGCCAGCGACTGGATATATCGGGATTCACAGCGGGTTCAGGTTCGACCTACCTGGATTTTGTGCCGTCTGCAGTTAATCCGGATGTACGTCCGCCGGTCTACGAAGGGATCATCAACACAGCGTCTGTCTTTGTTCGAGGGAATACCGGCCTGACAGCGCAAATCTACCTGCAGTACAAGGATGCCGCAGGCGCCACACTGAGCACAGATGGTCCCGCTAATATCGCGCTCACGCCGACCTATCAGCGCCTGACATTGACATCGAATCCAGCGCCGGCGAATGCAGTGAAGATGGATGTACTTTTCAGGCTCCGCTCATCCCCAGGCTCAAGCCTAACCGGTGGATTCGTGGATCTGGACAAGGCGCAGTTGGAGTTGGGACAAGTCGCTACTGGATGGCGTGACAATGGGAAAGCCGCTTCTACGATTGCGGCTGCTAACGCAGCGGCCACTACCGCTTTGGCTGGGCGGGTGTCGAAGACTGAGGAGGGGCTGACGAGTGCGTCCAGCCAGCTGACCCAGTTGGACAATACCCTTGGCGATGTTGGCGGAGAAAACCTCTTCTATAACCCTGGGTTCACTAAGGCTGCTAGCTCAAACGGCTCGCCTGAGGGCTGGGAAACGGAAGGTCCGGTGACCACCACTGACACACTGGTCACATCATGGATGAACGCCGGTGAAAAAGCGCAAAGGATTATCGCGCCCGGCCTGACTAACAGTACCCAATACAAGTCACTTCGACCATCGGCGACCAAGCGTATCAAGGTAAGCAGCGGCCAGGCCGTGACGGCCTCGATCTACGCCCGGAAAAATGACAGCGACGTAGGAATGCGCATTTTTATCCAGTGGGTCAACACTGCTGGTGCAGTGATCAGCGCTCCTAATTCTGCGTTGATACCGCTCACGATCGCAGGTAGTCGGGTGACTTTTTCAGCTGTTGCGCCTTCTGGGTCAGCTGAAGCGTATGTGTATTTTCGCATCTATGCCATGACTGCAACCAACGGCACTGTCGAGTTTGCAAGGCCCCAAGCTGAGTATGGGAATCGCGCAACTGGCTGGCGAGACAACGGCCAAGTAAACAGCGATGCAGTGGGCGCGGTTTCAGTAGCTGTTGACGGTCTGACCTCAAGCGTAAGCCAACAGGGCAAGGACATCACATCAGTATCGGGCAGGACGACCAACCTTGAGAACAGCGTCAACAGCACCACGGACGGCCTGTCGACGAAAGCTTCTTCCTCGGCGCTCAACAGTGTCGCGGGCAGGGTGTCGTCGACCGAGTCTGGTCTGACGGCGCAGGCCACAAGCATCAGCAATTTGGAAGCGAAACTCGGCGCCGCCCAGGCGTTCGTGGCCGGGCAAACCTGGGAGTTCACTGGATCTACACAAGGTTGGGGAGCTAACACCTCAGGGGCGACCCTGACTGCAGGCCCATTGTTTGTCACGGTGGCCAAGTACACCACCATCCAGGCGACCAACACCTTCCCGAAGATCAACGGCGCTGAAAACCCACTGCTGCGTATCCGCCTACGCCGAAGGAACACAGGGCGGTCTGTAGCCAGTATGTACTGGGCCAACGAAGACGGTGGCTTAGCGGAAGCGCGGCGGATTAACTGGCCAATCAACGTCGCAACGACCGAATGGCAGGACATCGAAATCGACCTGTCTGGGCACGCAGGCTGGAACAGGAAGAACATCTGGGCCATCCGCCTGGACATGTACAACTCGGGTGATGCCAATGGCGAGGTGGACATTGCATACATCGCAGCTGGCCGGAGATCGGTTGCAGCGTCAGGTAGGGCGTTCGATTCGCTCAGCGTCAACGTTTCCCAGCAAGGCGACAAGCTGGCTGCAGAAACTCAGCGGATCAACGGTTTGCAGTCCTCTGTCGGAGACGCCAACGCCGCGATTCAGAGCGAGGCCTCCACCCGGGCAAGTGCTGATGCAGCAATGAGCAAGCGAGTCGATGGTGTCCAGAGCAGCTTGGGTAGCACCAATGCCGCCGTACAGCAGATCAGCACCGCCCAAGCCAACCTGGATGGGAAGGTCAACGCTACCTGGTCGGTCAAGCTGGGGCTCACCTCGGGCGGCAGCTACTACGCCGCCGGCTTCGGTCTGGGCCTTGAGAACCAAGGCGGGACGTTCCAATCCAGCTTTGTCGTGCTGGCAAACCGCTTCTCGGTGCTGAATCCCATAGGGGAAGGCCTCGTCAACATCTTCACGGCGGAAAACGGTCAGGTCGTCATGAACGACGCCCTGATTTCAAAGCTCACCGTGCAGCGGGCAATTGTCGGTAGCTCGATCAACTCGTCTGAACTGGCCAACGATGGAACACCGATCATGCGAATGGACTTCGCCTCGGGCACGTTGATCCTGCTCAACAAGGCCGCAACGGCCTACACCGTTTACAACAGGAGGGGTATCGATATGGTCATCAACGGTGTCCGTCGTATCCGCATGGGCGAGTGGGATTGAATCATGTCCAGTGGACTGGAGATCTACGGCTCTGACGGCCGACTGCTCGTCAACATGACGATGTCGATCAGTCAGCACCAAGGGGATGTTGTCACCAATGCAACGGGCGGGGCGATAACCCTGCCCGGTATTCCAGGGGGCAAGCGGCGGTTCTATATCGTCGTACCGCTGGTGAATACACAGCAATGGAAGGGCAAGAAGCCGGGCGTGACAATCTCAGGCAATACGCTGTCCTGGCAATACCAGCACTCAACTTGGTTTGGTCAGTTCAGCGCCAATTGCAGAATCTACTACGGCTACTATTAGGAGGTGAAATGCCTGTCGGATTCCAGGCTTTCAAAGAAGACGGCACGCTCCTGTTTGATATCGACCGAATTTCCTACGGATTGTTAAAAAGTGGATATTTGGACTTGGTGGATAGATGGGGTAGATTTTACATAAGATCAAATAATCTTCCGCCTAACGAAGAATCAAGTTGGAGTTATAAGCTGTTTCAAGACCCTATCTGCGGCATCACTATTACGGGAGCAATTTCGCCTATCGTCTTCCTCGTAGGGGATGGAAAACCATGTGGCGAATCGGTCAACGGCAACACCAGGACGCTATATTTCAAGGGGTGCTCGCCCAATACGAAGGCGTTCATCTTTGATCTGATGCGTGACGTGGGCGAGAGGACCGGCATGGAATGCTACGACGCGACGGGCCGACTGAGCTTTACGACTGGTATGCCACCGCTCAACATTATTGCTGCCGTAGACCCACCCCCGATCAATCCACCGGTATCACCGAATACCGACACGCGCTGGACCCCCTACTCAGGCGGTGCAAATGAGAGATCTGGTACCGAGTGGTCTGCCACTGACTATATTCAGCCCAGAGGAGCCGTATTTGTCCCGGTCGTTTCGGGTGAGCTGGCGGCACACCTGACATTTTCAAGAATTTGCATCCTTAATGAAGGATTCGATCTTGGAGCAGGCACCTATAGGACGAACGCGAATGAAGGATGTGGAGGAGCCTCAGGTGGCGTGAGGTTCTTTTTCAGCCCCGCAGTTGCTACTACTGCGGCTCAATATGGCAGTTCCTATACATCATGGAACGACATTCCAACTGACCGCCAACCGCAAGCGCTTGTAATTCGAGCGACTGATTACCCATTTCCATTTAGATAACCAATGAGGAAACACCCATGCCCTATGTAGCTATCAATCTAGCCAATGACTACGACTCGGCCAACAAAACCCGCTATGCCACTCCAGAAGAAGCCGACGCTCGTGCTCGCGAGATTCTGAACCAGTTCCCGACCGCGCAGGTTTGTGTGGCCCAGGTGCTGAAGGACTACAGCGCCAAGGTGTCGATTACTGCGAAGGAGCCTGCAGCTGCGCCGGAGCCAGAAGCCCCGGCCGCTTAACCGGCCTCGTTCAAATCCAGCCCACCCAGCGCGGGCTTTTTTGCTTAACCAAACGAAATCCCATACAGGCAGCATTAGTTTTTCACTGTAGTTGGAGCTGTGCTTCGTATGCATACTTAAACGGAGAGCGATCTCTGCGTATCGATCTAAAATTTATGTCAGGCTTAAATTCTATCTGGCTTTGAATGCTTGCTATGCCTGCCAGTATTATCGCACTGGTTTCGCCGAGGCCGAAAATCTTTGAGCTCGTCCATGCTGCTGCTCCGGTTTCCATCGCCTTGGCTAAATTGAAGTTGAAGGATGATTTAAGGTTTGTAAGGTGGATAGGTACTCTCCATTCTTTGCAGGTCTTTGCAAGGTCGGCGCACGTACTATCCAGTTGCTTAAGTTTAATTTTCAGCTCGGACTCTGCATCGGCGGAGGTGATTATTTGGTGGGTGAGTTCATCAAGATGTGATCTTAGCGCCAAAAGTTGATCTCGCCTTTTTTGCCGAAATTCTAATATCTCGATCAGCGGGACGTTGGGTCCAGGTGTAGGTAATGCATTTTTTAATGTCAGTAGGGTGCCCTCCATTTTTTCGGAGAATCCTTCTTTTATCAATATTGAATTGGGGCCTGTCCCAAGGCTCCACATATTCGGTTCAGATTTTTCGCATTCCTTCAAGGCTTTGGCTGGAAGTTTTGCTATTTCGCGTGCAACGTCCCCATTTATGAAAAAATGCCTTTCTCCTAAGACACCACTGGATTTCAGGAATGTGATATCTGGATCTTCTCCAAAACCGATCGCATTTTGAGTTGGTATTAATAATCGATCCCAGTAGAGTAAGGAGGTGCGTAAGTCTTGCTGATCAAATGACCCTGTGACGTCCATTCGAGAGCCAGTGATTTTCATTGGTCGATTGATAATCAACCCTCTCACTGTGCTCGGTTTCCCGTAGTTCGGATCTGTGGCTTTTCTAATCTTTGCCTGTCCCATGATACTCGTTCTCCATGAGGCCTAAATGCAGTATCGAATTTTTTAAAATCCAATAGTTAACAAGCTAAATTTTGAGGTTTGAGAAAAACTATGAAACCACGTGGCTTCAGGAATAATAATCCAGGAAATATCGATTACAACCCGCGCAACGCTTGGCAAGGGCAGCTGGGCCTGGAAGTAGGCGTGGCTAAGCCGCGCTTTGCCCGCTTCGACTACCCAGAGAACGGCATCCGCGCCCTGGGCAAGCTGCTGCTCAATTACCGGGGCAAGGATGGGATGCCCGGCGTTGGCCACCCCGGTATCGACACCCCGCTGGAGTTCATCAACCGCTGGGCGCCGGCGAGCGAGAACGACACCAATGCCTACGCGCAGGCCATTGCCAAGCGCCTGGGCGTCGGCGTGCGTGACTCCATCGACATTTCTAGGCCGCAGATCCTGCGCGAGCTGGTGGTCGGCATCATCGTGCATGAGAACGGCTGTAACCCGTATCCGTCCGCGCTGATCGACGAGGGCATCAGGCGGGCCCTGGCATGAGCCCCTGGGTTGGCTTAGCGGCTGCCGTGGTCCTGGTGGCCAGCCACTGGAGCGCCTATGAGCACGGCCGGAGTGTCGAGCAGGCGCAGGCCGGCCAGGCCACGGCCCAGCGCGATAGCGGCGACCGTCTTGCCGAGGTGATCGGTGAGCGTGGCGCTCGTCAGCAGGAACATCAAGGCGCGCAGGCGCAGGAGGAGGCGAGAGCCAATGCCCATGATCAAAGAGTTGTCGCGGCTGCCGGTGGTGCTAGCGCTGACGCTGCTGGCCAGCGGCTGCGCAGCGACGCAGCCCAGTTCGCTGCCGCCGTCAGTTGCCCCGGCACGGATACCGCCGCTTTCGCCCGAGGCCAGAATGCCACCCGCGCCGCCATGGTGCTCTCCGACCTGCTCCGACGGGCTGATGCGAGAGCGGGAGAGTTGGCGAAAGCTTATGACGACGCCCGCATCGTAGCGAACCAGTGCGCCGCCGAGTACGACGCCCTGGTCATGAGGCGGGGGGCCGAACGGACCCACCAGTAATTCGAAGGCTTCATGCAAAGAGAGCGGCCACCGGGGATGCGTCAACATCCCTGCTGACCGCCGGACCCGCAGACCATACCTGCAAGCCCAGCCAAGGCTCCCGCTCTGTGCACAAAGCACGGCGAGCCTAGCACCTGTTCATCCATACAGTAAAGGTTTGCAAATTGACCAACCCAATCATCCCCTGGATGGGCGGCAAGCGCCGCCTGGCCGATCGCCTTATCCCGCTGTTCCCTGCTCACGAATGCTACGTCGAAGTGTTCGCCGGCGGCGCTGCTCTCTACTTCATGCGGCCGCAGCCTGCGCCAGTTGAGGTGCTAAACGACCTAAACGGCGACCTGGTCAACCTCTATCGGGTAGTGCAGAACCACATGGAGGAGTTCGTGCGCCAGTTCAAGTGGGCGCTGTCATCTCGCCAGATTTTCGAGTGGCAGAAGATGGCCAGGCCTGAAACCCTCACGGACATTCAGCGCGCCGCCCGATTCTTCTACCTGCAGCAACATGCCTTCGGCGGTAAGGTGAGCAGTCAAACCTTCGGAACGGCCACTACCGGGCCGGCCATCAATCTGCTGCGCATTGAGGAGAATCTGTCAGCAGCCTGGCAGCGACTGGCGGGTACCTACGTCGAAAACCTCTCCTGGCTCGACTGCGCGCAACGGTATGACCGGGCGCACACGTTCTTTTACATGGACCCCCCGTACTGGCAAACCGCCGGCTATGGCCTGGAATTTCCGTTTGAGCAGTACGAGCTCATGGCCGAGTTCATGCGCAGTTGCAAGGGCAAAGTGATGGTGAGCATCAATGACCATCCGGACGTACGTGGGGTCTTCGCTGGCTTCCATATTGTAAGGACTGACATTCGCTATACCACAGCCAATCAGCGCAATGGGCAAGCCGACATGACTGGTGAGCTGATCATCATGAACTGGAAGCCTTCCGAGCTGGGGCAGCTTTTCTGACTGATCTCTAACGGTTTCTCTAAAGACGCACCTTTGACGGCTAGTGCCCCGCGCCGCCGTGGCGCTCTCCGACCTACTCACACTGGCTGATGCTCGAGCGGCAGAGTTGGCGAAGGCCTATGACCAAGCCCGAATAGCGGGCGATCTATGCGATCCATCCTATAATGCACTGATCAGGTGATCGGGGCATATCATGGGGAAGCGTACTTTCATTGGCTTGATCGAGGCGGGAGAGCCCCTCATTAGGCAGGCCCTGGAGGCTATACACGCTTATCACGCGGCTCAGGATGCTGGACAACCGGACGAGGACGTAGAACGACTTCGCTTACTTTCAGAGTCGCTTTACCAAGTGGTCTGCGACTACCAGCTTCGGGTTGAAGCCAAGGCGCGCGGCGAAGAGCTACCATGGCTCCACTAGCGCGCGTGCATCTTGAGCGTCAAAGCCCTGTAAGTGGCTCATGCCAAAATCTGAAATCCCAAGAGCTGGAATGACTTATGGATAAGGATGAATTTGCCGCTGCCGTTGAGGCAGGCAAACCATTGATTGCACAATCAATGGAAGCTCTCAAACGGTACTGGGAAGCCAGGGACTATGGCGCGCCGCCCGACGAGATAGAGCGCCTGCGACTCCATTCCGAGTCCTTGGCCCAGGCGGTTTCTGACTACCAGCTTCGCACCGTCTCCAAGCTGATGGGCAACAAACTGCCCCCGCTGCACTAGCGCACCCCGCTTGTCGGCAGTTGCCGGGCCTATTGCAGGCCACTACCATACTGTTCATTCATACAGTATGGAGGCCCCGCCAATGAACACCGCCCTTGACTTCGAAATCGACGACATGCCCCAGCTCAGCCTAGACGATCTGATGCAGGTGCGAGCGCCCTGGACCTACCTGGTTAAGATCGAGGGCGAGAGCATGCAGGGTATCGGGATGTACTCCGGCGACCTGCTGGTTGTTGATCGAAGCGTTGAGGCCAAGCATGGCGACATCGTGATCGCGGCGGTGAACGGCGAACCGGTCTGCAAGCGCATGTGCCATGAGCACGGTGTGCTGGTACTGCGGTCGGAGAACCCAAAGTACCCGTCGCGGTACATCATGGAGGGCGACACGTTCGAGACGTGGGGTGTGGTCCGGTTCAGCATCCGGGATCACGACCGTGTAGCAGGGTAG